GTGACCGCATGCAACAGGACCGACCGGGCATGTTTGCACAGTGCATGCTGATAGCCAATGCACGCAACCCATGGGACCGCATGGTCAGCCTGTTCTGGAACCAAAACAAGCACCAACTGGATCAACTACGCACGGCACCATTCAAACAGGTACAGCACCTGTTCTACAAGTTCATACGTAGCCGTAGCACGGCCCAGATGATGTGGTCCGAGGAACCCAGATATTGCTTGGATGGAAAGTTTGCCATTGACGTGGTGATCAGGTACGAGCACCTGCGTGAGGATCTTGAGGCATTGAGTGATAGGTTGGATCTTGAGTTGGTGTGGGATCAGTTCCCCAGGCACAAGACCGATTGGCGTGTGCGTCCAGAGCCATTCCAGTCATACTACACGGACCAGAAGTCGATTGACGCCGTGATAGTGGGCAGTGCATTTGAGATACGACAGTTTGGGTATCAGTTTCAAGATGCCTAAAGGCATCTATTTCTTCGCTCACGCTCGAAATTGTTTTGTTTGAATCAAGAAGGCGCATCATCCAGATATCAGTCATAATTCACCTTATGCAGGCAAATCATGTCTGAAGCACGTCATCCGAGTACTGCGTCACACTGACTAATAGAGATTTCCTAAGAACGGAGGCGGTCAGCCGGTACCCCCTACTCTAGATTCATCTGGCGGGTGCTGTATGATCCCTAGTCAGCGAAAACATACAGTCACGTGGGTTGTTCCTTTTTCACAGAGCCCACATCTTTTAGTTTTTAAACTTATGGTGTTGTATTGCCGTCCCGTCCGCAAGTCTATTCTTGCGTGTTCCATGCGTTGCCGCAATCACCTCCTAGGACACAGAGCACACTCTGCATCAGTGGCTGTTATTTTAAATCTTCTAGTAGTATGTCTTTGACGGAGCCCACTCCCAGTCTGATGTTGATGATGCCGTTGTAGTTGTTGTCACGCAACAGCACGTTCTCCTTCATTTGGTAGTAGCATTCCATGTAGTTGGTTGAGCCTTTGGATTTGCACAGATGTATTATTTGCCTTGTGAATTTTTCTTTGCCTATTGCCGCTATGTCTGCCTGTAGTCTGTCACTGGAGCCCCAGTACTGTTTCCAGTCGGTCTCGGCCAGTGAACGTCTCTTGTTCTTCTTGCCCTTGAGTGGTGGACGTGTGACACGTCGCCAGAAATACTTCCTGCCCACGTAGTCGTGCCCGTTTGTGGTGTTTGTGATGCGATAGACGAAACCGTAGTTGTCACCAATGTCCTCTGATTCGAAGATCTTGTCCTGCAACATCCAGGGATTTTCGTATGACAATATAGTTTCCTTCCTACCATTCACTGGCGTAATCAGAATCGATCACGCTCGCATTACATTTATTACGGCACTCCTCCCATGGAAAAATTTCAAAGCCAGATGACCAGAAATCGTCCGTGATTACGGAAGTGAGTGTTTTCTCGTTTAGATCGAAGTTTTTGGCGAGCTCGATCCACTCGCTGTTATGATTGTATCTGTTGGCGACCCAACAGCATGGGAAGAACCTTCCCAGACTATTTATGTAGAGTCCCTTGTTTCCAACAGAACACAGTGGTTTTACGCCACCATAATCTCGGAGTTGGTTGTACAACATCCGATTGGTGCCCGATCCCTGTGTGCTCAGAGTCCGATCAGTTAGGTTTTTGATGTCTCTTTCGTACCTGTGTGTGCTACTGATCAATTGGTCTCTCGGTTGCAGTGGATCTCCCACGGGATACACAGGATATATCTTATTGAATTTGGTACTGCGTGTCACCTGGAATCTATCAAAGCCCAGTTGTTCTGCCTGTTCCTGCATGGAGTCCAGCCGGTCTTCGTTGAATTTAAATGCAATAGCGGCCCAGATCATGTAGACATCACTGACCTGTCTCAGTGTTTGTATGCCCAGCATGATGCTGTCCCAACTGGAGTTTACCCTGTACTGCTCGTTGCTGGACTGGTCCCATCCGTCTAGGCTGAAGTGTATTTCGTCGTTGTGATCCAATACCTCACCCAGTCGTGACCACCAGTCTGCTTTTTTGTAACTGCCATTGGTTATGATGACAAACTTGATGGGCTTGACGGACTTGAAATATTTGATGACATCTATCAGATCGTGTGCATATATGGGATCACCATCGTCACCGCAGAATGTGATCTTCTCCACGTGTTCACTGATGAACTGCGGGGTGAAGTTCCGTTGGAAGAACTCCAGGCGTAGCTCAGTGTTGACCAGGGTGTCGGGTACTTCCGCACGTGGACATCTGGGACACCTCAAGGTGCACTTGCTGGATATCTCTATGTGCCAGTGCCAGGTTGCCAGTTTCATACAGTGTCCACATCATTGCCATAGGTGGTGAATCCATTCTCCTTGGTCACTGTCATGATGTTGTTCACACGTCCGGCCAGCTCGTCCTTGTGTGACACCAGCCATATGGACTTCTTGTATTCCCTGCTCATCTTCTTGAGCAGGGCCAGTGCGGACTCGACGCCACTGGCATCCATGCCCGAGTCTATCAGCTCGTCGATGAACAACAGGTTAATGGGGTCGTAGAGACTCTCGTAGACGTCACGGAACGCCCAACTCAGAGACAGTATCAGCCTATTACGTTCGCCTCTACTCAGGTTGTCAAAATCCAGTTCCCTGCCCAGTTCCTGTATCTCCACTGAAAGATCGCTAAGGAATGTGACTGTGTGTGGCAGTCCGATCTTGTCAAGGTAATAACTCAACCGTGAGTTGAGGTAGGATAGATTTTGATCAATTATTCTTTTACGTATGAATGAGTCCTTGTTGGTCAGCAGTTTCTGTAGGAACTCCTGATGATCACGCAGTCTGGTCAGTGCGTTCATGGCCTCGTAGTCGATCTCGGTGCCCGCTGTCTTCTCCATCTCCTCTATCTGTTCCTTGTAGGGATCGGTCTCCGTCTTGCGTTGTTGCAGTTGCGACTGCAACTGGCTCAAACTGTTCTTGTGTTCGTATGCGTCCTCGGCATGTTCATAGTAGGTCTCTGGCCTGGCACCGGGATCTCCCAGTTCGTCCTTGGCCTCGCACAGTGCCTGGTGTGTGCTGAAATGCTTGTCGTATTGCAGTCGGGCATCCTGCATGCTGTCCTGTTTCTGTTTCAGCAACTCGCCGTGCTTGTCATCATGCACTTCCTGTCCACAGGCATGGCACTTGTGCTCCTGCAACAGGTCAATGTCCGCCTGCAGTTTCTGCATGGCAGTTTCCTCACGCCTGTAGTCACGCTCGGCCTGCTGTATGGCTGTGTCGACCTGATCCACCTGTGCGGTCAGTTCCTGCCAGGTCTTGAGGTCCTTGTGCAGTTCCAGCTCTGCCTCGATGTCCAACTTGCCCAGGTCATCCAGTGCGGTTTCCAGACTGCTGATGTCATCGGACTGCTTGGATGCCCACAGGGTCTGCCTGCGTTTCAGGCTGTCTATCTGATCGCTGATCTTCTCGTTGGCCTCCTGCTGTGCCTGTATCCTGTATTCCTCTTCCTTGATGCCGTCCTTGGTGGCCTTCAGCCTTTCCTTGAGTGCGTCGGCCTTCTCGCTCAGCATGGTGATGCCCAGCAACTGCTCGATGATGTCCTTCTGGTCATTAGCACGCAGTGTCAGGAATGGTTGCGTGTAGGTGTTGAGTGCCACCAGGTGCTTGAACATCTCGTGGCTCATGCCCAGCATGCCCTCGATGGCCTTCTGTGTTTCTCGGCTGTCGCCCTGTGCCATGTCGGTGATGTCCTGTTCCTGGTCGCCCACGAAGAAACGCATCACGTTCTTCTTGCGTCCACGCTCTATCTTGTAGTTCTGTCCGTTGTGTTCAAAGTCCAGTGACACCAACATGCCCTTGGTGTTGGTCTTGTTGATCAGGTTGTCTCGCCTGATGTTGGTCAGTGCCTGTCCGAACAGTGCATAGGACAGTGCATTGATGATGGTGGTCTTGCCCGTGCCGTTGCGGGCACCGCTGTCGTCACCACCCAGGTCTATGTTCACGCCCAGCACCAGTGTCAGGTCCCTGCGGTCAAAGTTGACCGCCTGTGTGGCATTGCCCACGCTCATGAAGTTCTTGACTGTTAGGGTTTTGAGTCTAAACATAGTTGTTGTCTGATCTGTTCTCTGATTGTGTGTTCCTGCTGGTAATGGTCATACAGTTCCTTGTTATGATCCAGCCTATCCTTGTATTGTAACATCTGTTGGCGCACCTGATCAAGACCCATTGAGCAAAACCTAGTGACTTCGGACATCACTGCCTGCATCCTGGATGCCGGGTCAGCGATGGTGTCGTAGTGCTCGTTGATGAATGGTGCGAATGTGCTGAACCCCAGGTCCCTGAGGTGTTGCAGTGATCCCTGTGCACCGATGATGATGAACATGCGTTTCCATGCCAAGGGTTTGATGGTCTTTTCTGACAGTCGGGGATAGGGATAGTCGAACACAGTCTCGGTCACGATGTCCAAAGCCACCTTCTGATAGAAACCATATGACTCGAAACCCTGGTCGTCATGGTGATCTCCGGTGATCATGGGATCCTT